ACATCCCGCCGCTGCCCGGCGTGACGCTGTTCGATGGTGCTCAGGGCAGCATCATCAACTGCGGGCGCGTGCACACCAGCGACACCATCATCACCGGCGCCGTGCACCGCGCCGACCTGGCCACGCACCAGTGGGACCGCGTCACCAATTCGCTGTTCAGCCCGCAGACCGGCACGGTCAACGATGGCTTGTACGACGAGTCGAGCAACGTCTACGACTCGGTGACCGGCCGGGTCTATATCGTCGCCGGCAATGCCGCGCAGACCGACCTGAGCATCTTCCCGTACCTGCGCCTGTCGGATCGCACGATCCAGCGGCCGACCGTCAGCACCGCCGGCCCGGCGATCAACAAGACGGGCTTCTACACCAAGGGCTTCATCTTCCAGTCGAAGCGGATGATCCTGCAGCACGCCGGCAGCGCGAGCAACAGCCTGGGCGGCATCGACATCACCGACGACACCACCATCGCCACCGGCTGGCGGGCCCTGACCGTCAGCGGCACCCTGCCGGGGCCGGACGCCACCTGGGTCGAGGCCGGCGACGGCAACCTCTACTTCTGGGACGGCACCACCGCCAACCAGCTGTGGAAGCTCGTGCCCCCGGCCGGCAACAAGATGACCGGCACCTGGACGGTCTCCACCCTCACCATCGGCGGCGCCGGCCTGCCGGTTCGCACCACCACCGGCCAGGGCAACAGCCCCATGCAGCACATGTGGTGGGACCTGACGCTGCAGATGCTCTGCGTCGTCCGTTCCGGCACGACCACGCCGTCCTTGCTCGCCATCAAGGTCACCTGACATGCCCGCACCGACTTTCATCGCCGAAGGGCATAGCAACGCCGGCACCGGCACGGCCGTGACGAGCACGGCGGTCAACGCCGCCATCACCGTGCAGGCCGGCGACCTGGTCGTGGTCGAATCGAAGTGGGAAGGCGCCAACGGCGCCACCTGCACCGTCAATTCGCAGAGCGGCACCACCTACGCCAACGCCGGCTCGGTGATCGACAGCGCCATCAATTCGGATCTGCACATGCAGGTCAGCTGGGGCGTCGCTGCGGCCAGCGGCACGCTCACGCCGACCAACACCTTGTCGGCCGCCCGGCCGTGGACCGAAATGCGCGTGCGCGTGTTCCGCCTCGGCACCGGCGGCAACTCGTGGTCGGTCGACTCGGTGTCAGCCTCGAACGAGGCGAACTCGACCACGATCAGCACCACCAACCCGACGGCGAGCGCCAGCGGCGTGTCGGTCTTCAGCGTCGCGCTGTATGCGGGCCTGACCGTCACGTTCGCCACCAACTGGCTCTCGGCGGTGGCCGACCAGGCGACGTCTGCGGCCATGTCGTACTACCTGCTGTCGGCGGCCGGCTCGCCCAGCCCGTCGCCGAGCGGCACGATCGTCAGCGCGAATGTCTGGCTGGCCCGCACCGTCACCTTCGTCGAGGTGGCGGGCGTCGTCAGCGACGGCAACTACCCGATCCGCAGCGAGATGTACTTCTGAGCATGGACGACTTCGCCTTCTTCGATGGCCAGGCGGCAGCGCACCAGGCGCTTGGCGACGCCATGCTCAGCGCGGTCGCGTGCAGCGCGCCGGTGGTGGCCGATGCGCCGCGCCCGCGTGCTCGAGCCGCCATGCCGCGTCGCGCACCGGTGCGCCAGGTGCTGGTGCAGCTGCTGCGCTGGTTCGCCCCGCTGACCACCGCCCCACCGGCCTGGGCCTGACGCCATGCTCGTCGACTGGCTCCACGCCGATGATGAACCCGGGTCGCTCGTCGTCCCGGACGACTATCAGCAGCGCGACGCGCTGCCGGCGGCATTGCCAGAAGACCCATGGCCGCACTGGCACGACCCGGAAGGCGACGACGCGCCGCGGCTGGCGGACGAATCTGCCCCGGTCGGCGCCAACGTGGTCGCCGCGGTCACCGCGCCGGCCGAAGACGCCTGGCCGCACTGGCACGACCCGGAAGGCGACGACGCGCCGCGTCTGGCCGACGAATCGGCACCGGTCGTCGCCAACGTCGCGGCGGCGGTGCCCGCCCTGCCCGAAGACAACTGGCCGCACTGGCACGACGCCGAAGACGACGCCACCACGCAGGCGGCCGACGAGAGCGACCCGGTCGTCGCCGATGTCGTCGCGGCGCCCGACGCGCCGCCGCAAGACGCCCCGGCTTTCGACGACGAGCTTGTCGCCGCGGGTCCTGTGCCCGACGACTACCAGCAGCACGACGCGCCGCCGATCGTCGTCGACGAGCTCGGGCCCGACACCGGGCCGCTGTTCGATGGTGGCGACGAAGACCTCGACGAACTCGTCATCGACGATTTCGCCGCCTTCGACCCCGAGCAGCCGCCCGAGCACGACTGGTGCGACGACGAGCTCGAGGACGTGTCGTGGGCGATGCTCGACGGCCCGGTCGGCGCCGACGCGCAGGCGCCGGTGGCCGATCAGCCGCCGGTCGACGCCTGGGGCTGGGACGACAGCGTCGAGGACGAGCAACCCGTCGACGCCGTGCTCGGCGCCGATGCGGTGGTCGCGCAGGACCCGCCTGCCGCAGACGTCTGGACGTGGGACGACACCGTCGAAGACGAGCAGGGCGCCGACGCGGTGCTCAGCGCCGATGCCGTGGTCGTGCAGGACCTGCCTGCCGCCGATGCCTGGGGCTGGGACGACAGCGTCGAAGACGAGCAGGCCGTCGATGCGGTGCTGGCCGACGACGTGGTTCCGGCGCAGGACATGCCGGTCGCCGACGCCTGGGCCTGGGACGACACCGTCGAAGACGAGCAGGTCGTCGACGCGGTGCTCGGCGCAGACGTCGTGCCCGCGCAGGACATGCCGGTCGCCGACGCCTGGGCCTGGGACGACACCGTCGAAGACGAGCAACCCGTCGACGCAGTGCTCGGTGCCGACGTGGCGCTCGTGCAGGACCTGCCCACCGCCGATGGCTGGCCGTGGGAAGACGCTGCCGACGACGACCTGAACCTCGACGCTGCACCGGTGGCCGACGCCACGGTCGCGCCCGACGCGCTGCCGGTCGACGCCTGGTCGTGGGACGAACCTGCCGACGATGAAGCCGCCGCCTTCGACAGCGCCCCGGTCGCGGTCGCGCTGCCCGACGGCCCGGTGGCCGATGCCTGGCCGTGGGACGACACCACCGAGCAGACCGAGCCCGACGACTGCAGCGCCATCCTCGGCGAAGACGCCACCGGCCCGACCTTCCACCCCGGCAACCCGCTGCTGTGGGTGCCGCGCCGCCGCGGCCGGGTCTGGGTGGTCGACGCGCGGGGCGTTCGAGTGTTCGAGCCCGCATCCCGTTCCCGCCTCTGGAGAGAAACCCATGATGAACGTTCTTGAAAAGCGCACCCGCGAGTCGCTGCGCTACGACTTCGGCTGCTGGGACCTGCTGGTCGACGGCGAAACCATCGTCGGCACGCCGACCATGGCAGCCAGCGAGCCGGCCGGGCTCACGTTCGGCACGCCGGTGGTCAACACCGGGCCGATCACCTACCCCTCGGGCTTCGTCGCGCAGCCCGGCCAGGTGGTGCAGGTGCAGATCAGCGGCGGCGTCATCGCCGTCGGGCAGGTGTCGCAGCGCTACGTGGTGCGCTGCGTCTTCAACACCTCGATTTCGCCCAACCAGGCCGAGGCGACGGCCTACCTGCTCGTCAAGGACCAGCCCTGACCACGCCGCGCCGCGAAATCGTCTCACCTTCCCGTAGAAATGAGACAGCCAACCCAGGACAGTGCCGCACATGCCCAACGCCGCCCCTTCGACGCCTGAATCGCGGGTGATGCCGCAGCAGCAGCGCCTCGCGCAGCTGGTGCCCTCGACCTTCAACGAGGCCACGAACACCATCGACGTGGTGTGGACGACCGGGTCGCGCCGCCGTGCCTACGACTGGTACAACGACACGCTGTACGAGGAAGAGCTCGCCGTCACGCCCGATGCGGTCGACATGACGCGCTTCGACAACCGCGTCGTGCAGGTGCTCGACTCGCACCGCACCTACGGCGGCGTGGCCGCCATCCTGGGCATCGCCACCTCGGGCAGCATCGTCGACGGCGAAGGCCGCGCGACGCTTGCCTTCAGCACCGACCCGGCCAAGGCCGGTGTCGTCGGCGACATCAAGGCCGGCATCATCCGCGCGATGAGCTTCGGCTACTCGGTCGAGAAGTACGAAGTCACGCAGCCCGCGGGCCGTACCGACGGCGGCACGCTGCCGCTGTACCGCGCCGTGCGCTGGACGCCGCAGGAAATCACCTTCTGCCCGGTCGGCGCCGACCCCGAGGCCGCGCCGCGTGCCGGCGACACCACGCACACCCGTTCCCAGCCCTCGCACGGCACGCCGTGCGAGTTCATCCGGGCTGCGGCCCACACCCCCCCCAAGGAAACCACCATGACCGAAGCCGAACTCCAGGCGCAACGTGACCAGGAGGCGGCTGCCACTGCCGCCGCTGCGACCGCCGCCACGCGCGCCGCCGACCTGGCCGCCGCCGAAACGGCCGCCCTGGCGCGCGCCGCCGACATCACCGCGCTGTGCCAGCGCCACGGCCTGCCGAAGCTGGCCGAGCAGTACATCCGCTCGGGCATGACGGTCGACAAGGCTGGCCTCGCGGTGCTCGACGAGCTCGCGAAGCGCGACCAGTCCAGCGGCGGCCATACCAACGTGCGCGCCATTCGCACCGTCACCGACGAGACGCAGACGCGCCTCGACGGCATGGCCGAGGCCATCGCCAGCAAGGTCGACTCGCGCTCGCCGCTCACCGACAACGGCCGCCAGTACCGCCACATGTCGCTGCTCGAGATGGGCCGCGACTACCTCGAGTCGCGCGGCCTCGACTGCCGCGGCGTCGACCGCATGACGCTGGCCACGCGCATGCTCACCTTCCGCGACGCAGTGGGCTTCCACAGCACGTCGGACTTCACCGGCATCCTCGCCAACGTGGCCATGAAGCGCCTGCGCCAGGGCTACGACGAGAACCCCGGCACCTACACGCGCTGGGCCCGTCGCGCGCCCGATCTGCCGGACTTCAAGGCCGTCACCGTCGCGCAGCTCGGCGCCATGCCCGACCTGCTGGCGGTCAACGAGGCCGGCGAGATCAAGTACGGCTCGTTCAAGGACGGTGCCGAGACCTACAACCTGACCACGTTCGGCCGCATCGTCAGCCTGACGCGCCAGGCGATCGTGAACGACGACCTGCGCGCCTTCGACCGCATCGTCGCCGGCTTCGGTGCCTCGGCCGCCCGGCTCGAGAACCGCACCGTCTACGCGCAGCTCACCGCCAACGGCCTGCTGAGCGACGGCACCGCGCTGTTCGCCGCCGGCCGCGGCAACCTGGCCACGGGCGCGCCGTCGGTGCTGCAGTTCAGCTCGCTGGTCACGATGCGCACCGCGATGCGCAGCCAGAAGGGCCTGAACGCGGAAGAGCTGAACCTGATCCCGGCGACGCTGATCGTGCCGGCCGCGCTCGAGCAGACGGCCTACCAGCTGACCAGCACCCAGTACGTGCCGGCGCAGCAGAGCAACGTGAGCGAGTTCAAGCAGGGTGGCCGCACCGCGCTCGACGTGGTGGTCGAGCCGGTGCTCGACGCCAACAGCGCCACCGCCTGGTACGCCGCGGCGATGAACAGCCAGGTCGACACGGTCGAGTACGCCTACCTGTCCGGCGCCGCCGGCCCGGTGATGGACAGCGAAGTCGGCTTCGAGATCGACGGCGTGAGCTTCAAGTGCCGCCTCGACTTCGCGGCCAAGGCGCTCGACGGACGCGGCCTCTACAAGTCGGCCGGCGCCTGATGACCGGCAGGCCCGGGGCAAGCGCCTCGGGCCACCAGCAACCCCCACCCAAGGAACCGCACCATGCGCACTTACATCCAGGAAGGTGAGATCGTCACCCTCACCGCCCCTTACGCCGTGGCCAGCGGCGACGGCCTGCTCGTCGGCCTCATCTTCGGCGTGGCGACCGCCGCCGCGGCGATCTCGACGCCGGTCGAAGCCTCGACCCGGGGCGTGTTCGCCATCACCGCCGTCACGGCCGACACCGCGACCGTCGGCGCCGCGGCGTACTGGGACAACGCGGCCAAGAAGATCACCACGACCGTCGGCTCGAACACCAAGGTCGGCGTCTTCCTGGTTGCCAAGGGCGGCACCGACACGACCGCGACGATCCGCCTGAACGGCGTCTTCTGACCGGCGCAGGGCCTGCCGCCATGTCGACCACGTTCGCCGCTGCCGAAGCGCGCCTGGGTGCCAGCACCCTCGCGCGGCTCGGCAATGCGAGCCTGCAGACGCTGGTCGGCGGCCCCGTGGTCGACGGCGTCTTCGACCGCCGGGCGCTGATGGCCGACCTGGGCAACAGCGGCTTCCTGGCCCGCAGCGTGCACTTCGTGTGCGCGCAGGCCGATGCCGACGCAGCCGGCTTCACCGAAGGCGTCGTCGTCACCGATGGCGTCGATCGCTGGACGATCGAGCTGGCGACCCGGCTGCTCGAGCTCGGGCAGGTCGACCTCGACCTGAAGCGTGCGCCGTGAACGCGCACGACCGCGTGATGGGCGCATTCCTCGGCGCCTTCAAGGCCGCGCCCGAGCTGGCCGGCGGCATGATCTTCCCGCACAAGCTGCGCAAGCTGCCTGAAGACGCGCCCGAGGCGATCGTCGTGCGCTTCGGCGCCAGCAGCCCGAACCGGGCGACGGTCTACAGCGCCCCGGTCGACTGGGAGACCCGCATCGTCGTCGAGTGCCATGTGCGCGCCGACGACTTCGACGAACAGGACGGCTCGGCCAGCGGCGCGCTGCACGGCAAGGTCTTCGAGCGGCTGATGGCCGACCCGAGCCTGGGTGGCATCGCCTTCGACGTGCTCGAGCCCGACCTCGACTACCAGAACCTCGAGGGCGACAGCGAGCTCGGCTGCATGGTCGCCCAGTACATCGTGCGCCACCGCACCAGCGCCCGCAGCCTCGTGGCTGCCTGAGCCCGCCACCATAAGGACACGCCATGACCGACACCGCTGACACGACCGCCACGCACGCGAACCCCGACCAGGGCGGCAGCTACCAGCGCGACCCCGACACCGGCGCGCTGACGCTGCTGCACCGCACCGAGCCGGCCGCGCAGACGTCTGCACCCGACACCCCCGCCGCCCCGGCGACCCCCACCGCGGAGTAAGCCGACATGAGCCGCCAGGTACGCAACACCGCCATCCTCTGCAAGATCGAGACGACCTACGGGGTCGACCCGACGCCCACCGGCGCGGCCAACGCCGTGCTGATCAGCAACCCGACCGTCAACCCGCTGGTCAACAACCTCGTCGACCGCGCGCTGGTGCGCCCCTTCCTCGGTGGGTCGGACCAGCTGGTCGGCACCCGCTACAAAGAGGTGAGCTTCGACGTCGAGTTCGTCGGCAGCGGCACCGCTGGCACCGCGCCGGCCTGGGGCCCGCTGGTGCGCGCCTGCGCGATGGCCGAGACCATCACCGCCAGCACCCGCGTCGACTACACGCCCATCACCAACTCGCAAGAGTCGGTGACGATCTACTACTACGACGACGGCGTGCTGCACAGCCTGCTCGGCGCGCGGGGCACCTTCACGCTGAACCCGAAGATCGGCACGATCCCGAAGTTCAGCTTCAAGTTCCAGGGCATCGACGGCGGCGACACCGCGGCGGCCAACCCGGCGCTGACGCTCACCGCCTGGCAGACCCCGCAGACCGTGATCGACGCGAACAGCGGCGACATCACCTTCGGCGCGACGCACTCGCCCTCGGGCGCGCCGGCGCTCGTCGGCGGCACGATCTACCCGAGCCAGGGCATCGAGATCGACATCGCCAACGGCGTCAACTTCACGCCGCTGCTCGGCGGCGAAACGGTCGACATCACCGACCGCCAGGCCACCGGCAAGCTCATGCTCGACCTGACGGCCGCGCAGGAAGTCACCTTCATCGGCAACGTCAAGGCCACGACCACGCAGAGCCTGGGCCTGACCCACGGCACCGTGGTGGGCAAGAAGGGGCTGATCTTCCTGCCCAATGTGCAGCTGATCAACCCAACCAAGGGCGAAGTCAACGGCCGCCGGCTGATCGGCTTCGACGTGCGCATCAACCCGCTCGTCGGCAACGACGAGTTGCGCCTGGCGATGTACTGAGGCGCGGCCATGCTCAGCCTGCAGATCAGTGGGCTCGACCGTGCCGTGAAGCAAGCCCGCGACGTGCCGCGCCAGGTGCGCTTCGCGAGCTCGCGCGCCTTGAACGACGTGGCCTTCGCCGCCCGGCAGGACGTGCAGAACTTCATGGTCGACAACTTCACCGGCCGGGGCGGCGAGATCCCGACGCCGTGGGTGCTGCAGAGCATCACGGTCGGACCGGCCAAGCCCGACAACCTGGTCGCGACCGTCTACCCGCGCTACCTCGGCGGCAAGAGCGTCGACCCGAGCAACGTGCTGAACCCCGAAGTGCACGGCGGCGTGCGCAAGGCCAAGAAGGCCGAAGTGGCGCTGCGCCGCATCGGCATCCTCGGGCCCGACCAGTACGTGGTGCCCGGCTCGGCCGCGCCGCTCGACGTCTACGGCAACATCCCCGGCCCCTTCTGGGTGCACCTGCTGTCGTACTTCCAGGCCTTCGGCGAGCAGGGCTACCGCGCCAACATGACGGCGCGCACCAAGGCGCGCTGGGCCGCCAAGGGGCGCAACGCCAACGGCTTCATGAAGACCTTCGGCGTCGAGTATTTCGTCAGCTTCGGCAAGCGCCGCAGCCTGTCGCAAGGCGGCGCGCAGAACCTGCCCGCGGGCATCTGGTCGCGCACCGGCACCGGCGGGTCGGACGTCAAGCCGATCGTGATGTTCGTGCGCATGCCGCACTACCGCGTGCGCTTCCCGATCGAGCAGATCGTCGGCAAGACGGTCGCCGAGCAGCTGCCGTTCCGATTCCACACCCGCCTGGCCGAAGCGATGGCCACGGCGCGCTGAACCCCACCACACGAGGCCCCATGTTCAAGATCAACCCGAACCCCACTTTCACGCTCAGCGTGCGCCTGACCGTCGCCGGCGACCCGGCCGGGCAGCTGCTCGAGCTGAGCTGCCGCCACAAGTCGCGCCCGGCGCTGAAAGCCTGGGTCGAAGGCGCCAGCGTCGAGCAGGCCGACGCGGTGTTTCTGGGCGAAGTGGTCGAGGGCTGGTCGGGCGTGGTCGACGCCGACGGCCAGGCGCTGCCCTTCACGCCCGAGAACTTCGCCGCGCTGCTGGACAACTACCCGCCGGCCGGCATCGAGATCTACACCGCGTACCAGAAGGAACTGTCGGAGTCGCGCGCAAAAAACTGAGAGCGGCCACGCGGCGCCTGATCGAAGGCCTGCCGGACTTCACCGAGCAGGACGCCGCGCTGGCCGCGATGGGGCTGGTGATCGTCGACCGACCCGAACCCGAGGCACTGGAGCTATGGCCCGAGAACCTGACCCCGATGTGCGTGTTCCGCGACCTGCTGACGCAGTGGCGCGTGTCGGCCC